TGAATCCAATGATCAGTTGTTTGATTCTGACCAAGTAAAACTCTTGTTTTTTTTAGAATTTTCCAGTATTTTCCGAATGCAGGACAGTCATAAGGTGATTGAGCGTTGTCGTAGTAGTTTGGTCTTCGTGATGATCCATCGTATGGAGAATAAGCTTCAGCTAGAAGAGCCCCCCAAGCTTTTAGTGGTTCATTGTAAGGTTCGTCAGCTGTTCCTAAGTCGCGTGCAGCTACACATTCGTAGATATCATAAATGATAGGAACTGTTGTTGTAGTATCTACATTTGTTAAACTTAGATTAAATCTTGCTGAATGTACACGCAGCCTGAAGGAAGAAGCTTTAATTGTACTTTTAGCAGAAAGATTCGCTTCACTATTAGTTGACGTCTTGATATTTCGGTATCGACCCATAATAAAGCCAACATCTTGGGCGGCACTGTATTGGCGCCCGGTGTTAAACAGTAGATTTCCTGTTTCATTTGCGGGATATTGATATAGCTCTTGACCAGTACCAGGATTAGAACTTACAAATCTTGTTAACCATGTTTCTGAATAGACGTTTAGTTCTTGGTCTGCCGCGAGAGCTCTTTGAATCTTTGCTTTGAAAGCTTTTTGTTTCTTTAATTTGTTTAAGTTCTTTTTTTTAGAACGAGTTTGAAGTACGTCCTTTTGCGCTGTAATAACATTTGCTCTTGCAGGATTACTTGTTTGACGTGGTGCCATGACACGATTGTAAATCTTTTTACCAATATGTTTTCCGGCACTGATTGCGAAGTTGGTCCCAGCTTCAATAAGACGTCGTTTGTTAAATCCACCTTGTGGTCCAGTATGCGGTCTTTTAGCCATACGGAGGGCAACAGGGGTTGCCCGAGCCTAGGCACACCTATATGTTTACGTATCATTCCAGGAGTTAAACTCATAAACGCCCCGGAGGGGCACGGGAAGAAAAAACTTATGATGGGTCTAGGCATATTATTACCCTAGACCTAGTGTGCTAGTGCCTAGTGTGCAAACACGTGATTAGTCGGAGTCGGAGGCGGAGATAAGCAATGCTTATATAAGCACCCCTCTACGCTCCCTTTATGAATAGGAGTCGCAAGTATATATTCACCTGGAATTCCCCTCCTGATGATTTTACCACTTTACTGGATAGCCTTGAGTGCAAATATGTCGTCGCTGGCCGAGAGATTGCGCCAACAACTGGACAGCCCCACCTACAAGGATTTATCTATTTCGCAGCAGCTAAATCTTTCGCAGCAGTGCGAAGATTGCTGGTTGGATCCCATGTGGAGATCGCCCGAGGTACCCCCGAGCAATGCATTACCTATTGTAAAAAAGAAGACCGAGACCCCTATGAAAGAGGAACAGTTCCCATGTCCCAACGCGCCAAAGGTGACGCTGAGAAAGAGAGATGGGATGCAGTATGGGTTTCTGCCAAGTCAGGTGACCTTGAGTCCATCCCGGCGGACATTAGGGTCAGATTCTATTCCGCTATCCGAAGGATTGAGCGAGATTTTATGCCCCCAGTGGCAAGACTTGGAGGACCCTGTGGAGTTTGGATCCACGGAGTGGCAGGAAGTGGAAAGTCTCGATCTGTCCTTGACCAGTTTCCCGAAGCTTACCCCAAGCCCCGAACCAAGTGGTGGGATGGATATCAGGGAGAGCCCGTCGTCTATTGTGATGATGTCGACATCTATGATGTTGCCCTCGGAGGCAGTCTCAAGTTGTGGGCAGACGCCTACCCCTTCATTGGCGAGAATAAAGGCGGTAGCAAAAAGATCCGTCCAACCAGATTTATCGTTACCAGCCAGTACAAAATTGAAGAGATCTGGAAAGATGAAGAAACGCAAGCTGCATTGTTGCGGCGTTTTGTAGTTATTGAAAAGATGTTAGGACAAAATATTATTATTTAAAGAGAAGTTCTGCAAAGTACTGTCGGTCGTTGTGGCAATTCACTTTCACCAATTTCGTATTTAAAATGCCAATTTTTCTGCAAAACGTATTGGTAATTGCGATGTCCTACTACTGGAGGACCACCTGAACCATCCGCTACTCCTGAATTATCTCCTATTCCACCGAGAATAATTAAACCTTTTGTTATTCCTTTAAGAGCGTAGTTTGTTTCCCAACGGTCACCTTGAAGTGTAAAACCACGTTGTTGAATCCAATGATCAGTTGTTTGATTCTGACCAAGTAAAACTCTTGTTTTTTTTAGAATTTTCCAGTATTTTCCGAATGCAGGACAGTCATAAGGTGATTGAGCGTTGTCGTAGTAGTTTG